TCACCAAAAGCAGCGGCTCAAGAAAGGATTTGCTCAGCGCTCCAACAATGCTCCTCAATCACCAAACCTTACCAGTTTTACTTTTAATGTTTCCGAGCCTATGCAAGGTTGCATTTCCCGTAGGGTACATGGAATTGACAATGATAGATAATGCCCCATCCGCGATCCTGAGCGGCTTTCGTGATCTTCCAGACTTTTCAGCGTTTCAGGCTTTTGCTCGTGCTCTTTGGCATAACGAAGCCGCTGTCATGGTTGGTGCGGGCTTCAGCCGAGTTTGTACCCGTGAAAAGGGTAGCCCTGCTCCTCCGCTGTGGAGTACTTTTGCAACGGAGATGGAGGCGGCCTTAGGATACGTCCGGGGGACTGGACCTGATGCCTTGAGGCTCGCTCAGGAATACCAGACGCTTCATGGCGAAAATGGGATGGATCAATTAATTCATGGTCTAATTGCGGACAGCCAGTGGGAGCCAGGAACGCTGCACAAGCAGCTCTTGGAATTTCCATGGCGCGACGTTCTCACGACAAACTGGGATACTTTGCTTGAGCGCACGAAACCGCAAACGCCCGACAGAATCTATAGCTGTGTGCGGACTGTGCAGGACATCGCCCATCGACCGCAGCCTCGGATTGTAAAGTTGCATGGCTCAATGCCGTCTCACAAGCCCTTCATTTTTACCGAAGATGACTATCGGACTTATCCGGTACGATTTGCGCCATTTGTTAATCTCGCTCAACAAGTGATGCTTGAACATGACCTCTGCCTTATCGGCTTTTCCGGCGTGGACCCGAATTTTTTGGCTTGGAGCGGGTGGGTTCGAGACACCCTAAATGTGTCTGCTCGTCGTATTCGGCTCGTCGGAGTTTTGAAGCTATCACCAGTTTCGCGGGCTCTCCTCGAAAGGCGCAACGTAACTCCAATTGATCTTGCGCCATTGGTCAAAAACCTACATCCCGACGAACAGCACGAGAAGGCACTCGAACTATTTTTTGCGGCTTTGTCGGCTTCTAAACCGCCTTCGCCTTATGAATGGAGTATAGGTTCAGACAAATTTTCTCAATCGGCTGTCGCAAGGGAAGAAGACAGGCCGACCCGTGCAGAAATTGCAAAGGTATGGGCCGAGGATAGACGCCTTTACCCTGGTTGGATAGTTGCCCCGCGTCGCGAAAAAAACTGGCTCCGCTATAGCCATCCAACATTGCGCAGCATCGATGAGCCTGATGAGGCTCATTTGCGTTTTTCTTGGGAACGAATCTGGCGTTATCGGACTGCGATGATCTGGCTCGATGTCGCAGACATACAAGCCGCAGAAATCCATTTTGAAAGCGCCGGTCAGGCGTTAACGAAACAAGAGAAAATCGAACTTTGCGCCTCGATCGCAGCGGAATCGCGCCGTTATCGGAAATGGGATGATTGGACCCGATGGATGGCGAGATTAGAGGCAATGGGGGCCGGTGAGGCGTCCCTTCACCACGCATATGAGTTAGGGCTCCGTGCACTTATCGACTGGGATGACGATGCAGTTCTGAAGGCCGCTGTTGCAATGAGGAGTGATGTGCCGATCTGGATGATGCGACGCGCAGGGCTATTAGCAACACTGTTTCACCACCGTGATGCAGCAGAGTTGTATCAGTCCGCACTCCTAAGCATTCGGCAGAAGCTGCTGTCATCGCCTAAATCTGCTCGGTTGATTTCCTTGGAAGGGTGGGCTTCGATGTTCCACCGCGTGTCCTACGCCGCATTGAGTGACGAACTGTTCTCTTTTCCCGATGATGATAGCGACGAAACTCGTATGCGCTATGTAGCCGCAAAATCTGACCCGTGGGATACGATCACAAGCCTGGAGACGCTCGCGTCGGAGAGAATTGACAGAAATCGCGACGAGGCAGAGCAATGGAAGCTCTCTTTCAAATCTGGCAGTTACCACAAGGACAGCACGATCCGCCTCAGCAGCGACGAGGACTGCCCATTTTATGGCCTGCTCGAACTGATTGAACGGACTGGTGCCCCAGAACAGACAGCGCGCGTCAATCTCTTCTCCACGCGGCTGCAGACAGCCTATCGAGCGATATCAAATAGCGATGAAAGCGATCTTCTGACTTTTTTTGCCCGGTATCGAGGATCTGACAAAAAGATGCTCGATTGGATCATACCGCGTACGCAAGTCGCGCGGCTGAGCGATGTTGCCGTACAGCATCTTCTTTCAGTGATCCCCCGACGCGTGGACCGGATCAGCGTGGTGCGTGACCACTTCGGTGCCGACAATCATTTGGTATTTCTCCTGGAGCTTTTAGCGAGAGTGGTTGTACGTGCATCGACGACAGAGGCTTTCGAGGTGTTTCAGTGGGTGGTCAACCTGCTCAATCGTCCTACACTTTCGTGGTCAAGCTACTCTGCCTGTAGTGCGGTACTAGAAGGCGCCGTCGAAGCCATGGGGGCAGATGAACGCTCAAAAGCGATGGAGTTAGCCCTGCATATGAAAACGCCAGGGGGGGCTGAAGCAAAAGGAATTGAACGAGACTGGCCTGAAGTTTTTCATTGTTTTTCGGATTCAGACGCGCAGAAGTTAGAGGTTCATGGCCATAACGCTGTTCGGATCAATTCGCTGATCACCTTAGTAAGAGAGGGGGAGAAGCTCGATCGCGGCAGGGCGCTGATGCGGCTTCATCGTCTCCACAGAGCAGGGAAACTGACGGAGGATCAGTCAAAGTCGCTGGATACGGCTATTTGGGCGCGGTGCGGTAAAGGTGGATGGCCCTCCGATACAGAGCTTTATCCGTGGATATTTTTGGAGCTACCCGGCAAGGCGCGGGCGGAAGCCTTATTTATTGAGAAGATTGTTGGGGGTGTGGCGAGTGGGCTAATTGGGCATGAAATACTAATGAACCTCCGCGCCGGATTGGACAGGATAGAGGCTGTTGTTCCGAAAGATGCGCTCATTTCGTGTGTCAAGAACTGTTTAGCGTGGAAGCCGGCTTCAACAGAAGAGAAGAGTCCAAGTGTCCGGGCTTTGTTGGGAGATGACGGGCGTGAGCAAGCGACAGGGCGTGAAATAGGAGAGGTCTTAGCGCGCAGCCTGCTGCCTCGCCTGGAGGCTGAAGACCTGCCGGAAGATGTCGCTAGGCAGTTGAAGTCCCCAGAGAAATTACCATACATCCCATCCTTGGTTGCAACGGCTGCTCAGGTCGCCCGCTTGTGGCCAGATCATCAGTCCTTAGCTTTCAAACAAATTCGTTACGCAATGGCCAGCCGAGAGCCGTCACGCGTGTATCCCACATTTATTGCAGTGAAACAGATCATCAAAAGCGCCCCGGCAGAGGATAGATTTCTAAAGGATATTAGAGAGCTGTTACTTCACGCTTGTGAACAGCGGACTCAGCCGGGGTTGAACTCTACTCTGAATCTCTTGGCTGACATGTTCGAATTGGGCCGACTGAGTGATGATGATATTGAACGCATTTCAAGCGCTCTACCACATGTACTCAATGAGTACCGCTACGATCAGAAGAATTTGGAGGTTCCTGCGTTGGCCGAACTGCCCACTGTCCGCAGAGAGGTACATCGCCTCGCGAAATTGCTATTGCATCATTGCTCGGAGCTAGAACAGTTGAAAGCGGAGCTTGATAACGACCCATTGCCGGAAGTTCGCTGCCTCGAATGAATAATTTGTGCTGCGTCGTCTATGAGCGACTGTCTTGGTAGGGTGTGCCCCTCAAAGCGGCATTCCGACCCACGCGACAACGGGCCACATCTGGGCGAACGTCAGCTTTCGTCAATTGGATCCCCCAACCTGCCAGTCCGTTCCCGGCCCCATAACAGCCGTCGACTTCGAAGCAGTTTATCAGCCTCGCTGATTGTGCTTCCAGGAATATAGGGGGGCTCATTTCATACAGAGAAGTTCAAGCCTATAGCTAAGTGGTCCGGTTCGCAGGCATGACTACCCAATTCCGCTATAAAGTCGGGGCGTTGTCCTTTCATCAAAAAATAGGCTTCCGGTCCTACGGCATGCCAAGAGCATATTATAATCATGTTAAATAAGCGAGGCGTGTGGTGATATGGCTTTGAGGTCTCGGCATACGATTTTTTCCTGCCTCGACAGATTTCTGAGGTGCCTATTCAGCTTCACCGCACCGGCATCGGCGCGTGACCCGTGAACATGACTCGGCCGCCGACGTTGAGTTCGTGGACGCGGTCGGCGGTGAAGACTTCGGGCGGGTAGCCAGCAGCCTGGTTGTCTGAAGTCAGATGGAGCTTGCCGTCCATTGACCAGCGGGCGCGTTTGACCAGCACCTTATCCATGACATTGAAGTGGTAGATCCGGCCGTCGTCGACTTCGGTTTTTGACGCATCGACGATGAGGAGTGCGCCGTCCGGGATGGTTGGCCACATCGAATCGCCGCGTGCTTCCAGGATGTAGCAATATTCAGGATTTGCTCCGAGGTTCCGGAGGAACTCTCTTGCGAAGGCGACTTCACCTGCAGGCATTTGGTCGACCGCAATCAAGCCATTACCTGCAGAGGCTCGTGCATCGAACTTCGGCAGCGTTACTATATCGACGCCCTTTCTTGGCTGCGGCAGTACGGCGGTTTCGTGCTGATAAATCGTGCCTTCGCCCGTAAATAGCCAATTCAGGTTTATGCCGCGTTTGACACGAAGAATTTCGAGAAAGGTCCAATCGGGCCAAGTTTCTCCGCGCTCATAGCTACCAAGCGTACTCGCAGGAACGCCCACGATAGCGGCAAAATCCTTCCGTGTCAGAGGTTCCCGGACTGCAGCCAGCCGCGAACCAACTCCCTCCTCGATTTTCGACGGTCTAGCCATAACAAGCCGAGATTTCGGTTTAAAAAACCGATTTCTCGTTTTACTCTCCATAAATACGGACCAAAACACCCATGAAAAGGGAGACCTGGCAGGGTCTCCCTCATCACAACGAGGATCTACTATGCACCGGCGCAAGCAGGTCGACAAGCAGACCACAACCATAGTCGACAAGAAGATTTCAGAAATTTCCACCATTAAGAGCAGGCTCTTTGCGGCGGGTATTAGCCTCCTTCAGGTCGACCGCGATTATCAGCTTCCCAGAGGCACCGCAGGAACGACGCTTCGGGAGCCGAATGTGAAAGGGGAGCGGGCAATTGCCGCAGCTCTCGGCACAAGGCCAGAACTGCTCTGGCGGACGCGGTATCACGCCTCCGGTCTGCGGAAATCACCTCAACCCCGCGAGAACTATGTCCGGCCCGCCACCATGGCGCAACGCCAAAACGAGGCGAGGGCTTAGACATGAAGAACCCCTTTATGCCCTCCCGTTCAACCGTTTGCCTGCTGGCTGAACGGATCATGATTTTTGCCCTCATCCTTGCCGGTCTGGCGGCAGGATTGAGCGTCCTGTTTCGGCAGGTGGTGTCATGATCAACGTCTTTGATCAGAAGGCGCTTTATGACGCCCAGCTTCACGCCTGCTATGCCGCCGTGCGCGAAGGCTTTCCGCATCTGGCTATCCGCGACATCGTTGAGCCGCCACATGAATGGTTTGATGCGGCACTGGCTCGGCAGGTCGTCGTTCATCTGATGGTGACCGAGTTCAAGTGGCCGAAGCGCAGGGTCGTCGAACTGGAGGACCGCTCTCGCGAGGCGATTAACCGCGCGCTGCGCACGGTCGACCGTCGGCTCGAAACGCCGCGTTTCGGCACCCATTACCGGATGATGGCCGAGCGGGCGCATGCGCTTGTCTTCCTGCAAACCGAAGAACTGCGGGGAGTCGCCTGATGCCTGATTACAAGCAGCTCTCTCTTTCCCAGATCCTGATCGGTGAACGTCAAAGGCCTATCGACCGGGATTATGCTTCCGTGATTGGCGCTTCGATGAAGCAGCACGGACAGCTTCAGCCGATCGTTGTTCGTGCCACTCCAGCCGCGCAGCGTCCTTATACGCTGGTGATCGGCGGGCATCGCTGCACCGGTGCCGAGATCCACGAGATTGAGACGCTCGACGCCATTGTTGTGAAGGCGAACGGCGCTGATGCGCAATTGCTGGAACTGGCGGAAAACCTGCACCGCCGGGATCTCTCTGTTCTCGATCGAGCTTACTTCGTGCAGGCCTATCGTGACCTGTGGGAGAGCAAGTACGGCGCGATTAGCGCGGGGAGGAACAAATAAGATCAACTTGATCCAATTCTCTCCAGGGGAAACACACGGCTTTACGAAGGCTGTTGCGGATAAGCTCGGGCTGTCTGCTCCATCTGCCAAACGTTTAGGCTTCATAAGCGCCAAGCTTCACCCCGAATTGCGCGCCTCGCTACAAAGCTCACCCGCCGCCGACAACCAGTCCCAGCTTCTGGCGCTGGCCAAGCTTGAACCGCAGAAGCAGCGGCAGGTGGCGCTCGCCCTTAAAGCCGAGCCAGACGTGAAAAAGGCGCTGGCGATTGTCGACCCGGCTCCGCGGCTGCCAAAGGTGAAAGCCGATCAGGCGCTTTTGCTTTCCCGGCTGGTGACGGCCTGGGAGGATGCGAGCGAAGAAACGCGGGCGCAGTTCCTTGAGCATATCGGCCTGACCGGCAATGCCGAGCTTCAGCAGATGATTGCTGACCTGAAGAGCGAGGCTGCGTGATGTCCAACCATCCTGCACAGCTTGATTTCTTTCTGGAGCCGCTCTTTCCGGTTCGTTCTCCAGTTGCTTCCATCGATCTCGACCGCTTCCGTTCCAAGCTGAAGCGCGAGATGGCGAGGGCGATCCGCGAGTGCCCATATTCCCGCAATGTCGTGGCCGCGCGTATGGCGAATTACCTTGGGCTGCCCAATCTTTCGAAGACGACGCTCGATGCCTACACGGCTGAAAGCAAGGCCAGCCATGATGTGAGCCTCGTTCGCTTCAAGGCTTTCGTTCGGGCAACCGGTGCCGTCTGGCTTTGGGACTTCGTGGTTTCTGAGGATGGTTTGACCCTTCTGGAAGGGGACGAGGCCCGGCTTGCCGAGATTGCCCGCCTTCAGCAGGAGCAGCGCGAGCTGCAACAGCGGCTGAAGACCCTTCGCGCCACGCCCATCAACATCAAGCGGCGGGGGCTGTGATGGCAGCACGAAAGAACGCCAAGCAAGCACCGACCATCAGTGTAAAGGAGTTCTTCTCCGTCGCAGAACTGGCTGCTGCCAACCTGCCGGGAATGCCACGTGATGTGTCGGCACTCGACAAGATTGCCCGCACCACATGGCGTGGAGATGAGCGTCTTGCACGGCGGGTTCCAGGCAAGACAAAGCCCATCTGGGAATATCACTATTCGCTTCTGCCACAAGCAGCGCAGACCCGGCTTCTGGTCGTTCACATGGCTCCCGCCAATGATGACCGGAACCTGCAACGCGAGCGCAAGGCGAAGCTCTGGCACGGCTTCGAGACGCTTTCAAATGACCAGAAAGCCCTCTGTGAAGCGCGTTTGAAGGCGCTTCAAACGGCTGATGATCTGGAGCAGGGCGGCATGACAGCTAGTGCTGCCGTGACCATGGCCTGTGCGCGGGCAGGGGTCACGAAGTCAGCCTTCTACGAGTGGCGTAAGCTCGTGGCCGGTCTGCCGCGCGAGGATTGGCTGGCGGCTCTGGCTCCTTCCTACACGACAGATAGCCGGTTCGCTGAATGCCATGCGGAAGTCTGGGACATCCTGAAAAGCGATTACCTGCGACCTGAACGCCCGACTTTTTCCGCCTGCTATCGCCGCGTGGTGAAGCTGGCGAAGTCAAAGAAATGGTCGCCTATCCCCAGCGAGCGGGCTTTGCGCCGTCGCTTCGATCAAGAGGTACCGGAGGCGGTGCAGATTGCAGCGCGAGAGGGACGTGAAAAGCTGAAGGCGCTTTACCCGCCGCAGCGCCGCACCCGCTCACATCTTCACGCCATGCAGGCCGTCAACATGGACGGACACCGCTTCGATGTGTTCGTGCGGTTTCCCGATAACACGGTCGGCCGCGTCTATATGGTCGCGCTTCAGGATCTCTATTCCGGCAAGTTTGTCGCCTGGCGGATTTCCGACAGCGAGAACAAGGAAACCGTGCGGCTTGCGATCGGTGACATGGTGGAACGCTACGGCATTCCGGACATGATCACGCTCGACAACGGTCGCGCCTTTACCAGCAAGTGGATTACAGGCGGCTCCAAGACCCGCTTCCGCTTCAAGATCAAGGATGAAGATCCGCGCGGGCTTTTGACCACGTTGGGCGTTGAGCTTCAGTTCACGAAGCCATTTTCCGGCCAGTCGAAGCCGATCGAGCGCGCCTTCCGCGATCTGACCGATGATGTCGCTCGCCACCCGGTTTGCGCAGGTGCCTATACCGGCAACAAGCCGGATGCAAAGCCGGAAAACTACGGCAAGTACGCGGTGCCGCTGGCGACCTTCATTGCCCATGTCGATGAACAGATGGCCGAGCACAACGCTCGCGTGGGCCGCAAGGGTGGCAACTGCAACGGCCGCAGCTTTGATGAGACGTTCGAGCAGAGCCTTGCCGATCCGGGTACGATCGTCCGCACGGCAACCGCTGCCCAGCGTTCTCTCTGGCTGCTCGCTTCGGAAGCCTTCAAGGCGCGTAAGCCGAATGGTGAAATTCACCTGCACGGCAATCGCTATTGGGCACCGCCGCTCACTGGCTATGTCGGCAAGAAGGTTATCGTTCGCTTCGACCCGGATCAGCTGCACCGGGACATCAAGATCTATGACCTCGACAATTCGCTGATCTGCGATGCGCCATGCATCGAGGACGCCGGTTTCCATGACGCGGAAGCTGCCCGCACACACGCCAAGCTGCGCGGTGATTACCAGAAGGCGATCAATGCCGAGAAGGCACTCCACGCCAAGGTGGAAGCCCGGAAGCTTGCCGATCTTTACAGCGCCGCGAGCCGGACTGAACCCAAGCCAGTCGAGAAGCCCAAACGCTCAAAGGTCACCCGCATGGCGACCGGCAATCTCGCCGTGAAAGCGCCGGTGATCGACCAGACGGATTTTGAAGACAGCTTTTCTCGCGCGCTTTCCAAGGTTTCAGGAGAGCCAGCGATCATCCCATTCCCGAAAGGGGATCGGTCCCGGAAGTAGTGCGTCGGGACCGCAGTGCAGAGCCGTGAAGTACAGAGTCCGGTTCCAAAAAAAACGGGCGGGGAAAATCCCGCCCGACAATCAGCCCCGATTAGGGCTTCACACAACGGAACCTTCGCATGAACAAGCATATCGACACAAGACCCTATTCCGGTTGGGAGCAACAGGAACCCGACCTGAATTTTATTGAGAAACACGCCGACGACATTGATGACTGGCGTCGGATACGCGCGCATGTGGCGGAAATTGCCATCGGCAACAGCTGGACGAAGGCGGAAGTCACCCGGCGCAGCGGCATGAAGGAAGGCACCTTCTCGCAATGGTTCTCCGGCACCTATCTCGGGCGTCTGGAAAACATGAACCGCCAGATGCACCAGTGGGTGACGGCGGTTCTGGAAGCGGCAGCCATGCCGACAATCCCGACTTCGCCAACTTTCCTGCGCACCCGCATTTCCAACGAGATTGCCCAGACATTGCAATGGGCACAGATGACCGCGGATCTCGTCATCATCACGGTCGCGGCCGGAAACGGCAAGACGATGACCTGCCGCCACTACCGGGCAACGCATCCGAACGTCTATCACGCGACCGTCAGCCCGCACACGAAGACTGTTCACGGTCTGCTGGTGGAGCTGGCAGCCGAACTTGAAGTTCACGAAAACAATCCGGCGCGACTGACGCGGGCCATCGGCTCCAAGCTCGGGCGGGCAGGCGGCGGCACGTTGCTGATTGTTGATGAGGCGCAGAACCTCGTGGACGATGCCATCAACCAGCTGCGGCACTTCTCTGATATCTACCAATGCGGCATCGCGCTTGTCGGCAACGAGGAAGTCTATTCGCGGTTCGTGGCGCAGGTGAGGGGGCGTTCCTACGCCCAGCTGAAGCGCCGCATCGGCAAGCACCTGAAGCGCCAGAAGCCTTACGCGGAGGATATTGCCTCCTACATTGCCGCCTGGGGAATTTCCGACCCTGACAGCGTGAAGCTGCTGACCGGCATTGGCTTGAAGGGCGGCGCGCTCGGCCAGATCGACAAGACCATGAAGCTCGCGACCATGATTGCCATTGGCGAGGATCGCGACGTCACGGTCAAGGATATCGAAGCCGCCTGGAAGAACCGCGATGTGGAGGACATGGCATGAAGCCCGCTCCTTCGCTTTGCTACGAACTCGATCTCCTGAAGCGCGAGTTCCAGCCGTTCGTGCGCAGCGGCATCACGCTTGATGGTGGCGAGGTCAAACGCCTGACCAGACGGATTTCGCTGCTCTCCAAACTCTCGCTGAGCATGGAGACGGAGCTTTCCATCCACCGGCTCACCGAGGCCGGACGCGCACAGACCGACGCAATCGAAGCAATTACCACCGACATGGCGGGCAGCCTTATCCTTGCTGCCGACGGCAATGTCATTCGCCCGGATTTCACGAAAGGCCCACGCAAATGATCGCAGCCGTTCAGGAACTGACCGAGATCCGCGACCGGATCAAGCCTGCCATCCATGGCGGTTTAAGGCTCACCAGTGACGAGACGATCATTCTCGTCAGGCAGTTGAACACCGCCATCGAGTTGGTGCGGGAAACCGAGAGTGAGCGCCGCATTCTGGAACTGGCGCTTCACGCTCGGAAGGTCGGCACGCCGAACCTCAAGCTCGTTTCCACCGGAGGGCCATCGGCATGAACGCATTCTCCTCATCTGCACAGACAAAAATCATTTCTCAGGAAGCACCGACCATGGAAGCCGTTATCATTGAACAGACAGACCGCACCGATGGCGTGATCGTCATCAACGGTCGCGAATACATGCCGGATGCAAAGGGCAGCCTCATCCCCCTCAATCTGGTGAAGCCGCAGCACAAGCTGGAAGATGAAACGGTGCGCAAGATCATGAGCTTCGCGCTCGATCTGAATGCGCAGATCCGACGCTTCCGCGACCACACTATGGTGGATCTCGGCAGCTTCGATGCTCTGCTTCAGCAAGAGTATGGCGCAAAGATCGGCGGTGCGAAGGGCAACCGCACTTATCAGACCGTCGATGGGCTGATGAAGGTTCAGGTGCAGGTGGCGGATCTGGTGGATTTCGGGCCGGAGCTTCAGATCGCCAAGAAGCTGGTGGACGAATGCCTGAATGAGTGGTCGGCGGATAGCCGACCGGAGATCCAGGCGCTGGTAACCGATGCCTTCGACACCGACAAGGAAGGCAAGATCAACCGCTCGAAGATCTTCATGCTGCTGCGGCATTCCATTGAAGACGAACGCTGGCAGCGGGCGATGGATGCCATTCGTGACGCCATGCGCGTGACCGGCTCAAAGGAATATGTGCGGTTCTACACGCGCCAGAAGCCGGAAGATGGCTGGCAGGCGATTACGATTGATCTGGCGAGGGTGTGAGATGGACATGTCACTTTGGAAGCTCGCCTTTTGTATTCACCCATTGGTATTTTACAATGTGCGGCGGAAGATTGCTAAAATCAATTGCAACTTCATAGGTCGATGCAAGGGCTCTCAAATCCGCCAAGAAAATTGGCATCCGCGTTCTTATCTGGACAATGAAATTCATGCTCTCGTTGATCATAGCTTCCGCTTCTCTGAATTTGAGTCGTTTGGGCTGCTCGGAGATATATTTATCGGAGAGCTCTATAAGACGTTGGCAGAGCGCGGACAGGGTCTCCAATTCAGAGGTGAGCATACCGTTCATGAATCTGGCTCCTTCCACAAACTGCTTTCGCTTCGCGATGTTCTGAAAGTTCAAAGCGTGTCCTTTCAATGTAGGCATGTAAGAAACGATAGCTTGAGCACGCTGTCTTCCTTCTGCGGCCAAAATTCTGTCGGACGTCGTAGCAAGACCAAAAAAAAAGAAAAGAAAACCTCGATACTGAGGATTAATGAGGCGCTCTATAAGAGCCCTGTCGCTTCTCACAGTAAGTTCCATCAGTTCACGATGACGCTGATCCGAGGCTCTATCCGTTTGCATCATTTGCCTAATCGTCATCGCTGCGGCCGCTACGGCTGCAAGACCCGTTATCAGGGTCTGAAAATCATAAAGGTATCCCCAGAAGCAGTTTGTTTCGTTGCCACGGATGAATGCCAGCAGACTCTCAACCCCTTCGACCTCGTATCGTCCGCAAACCAGCTCTCGTGCGGGCTGGAAGGCAATCAGGACCACACCGACGATGAACGTAAAGACGCCGACCGCAACCCACGTCATCGCTTTGCTTCCGCCGCCGGTATTCCGCATTTTGCGCCCGCTTCAGTTGAAACCTTACCCGCTCCGATAGTTGAACGAGACTGGCAGGAGGGTAAAGCGGCATGACCTCCACACTCGCAGTTCTCCACATCGCAAAGAAGAACCTCGGCCTGGACGATGAGACCTACCGGGCAAAGCTTGCCAAGATCACCGGCAAATCTTCGGCCAAGGACATGACCGAGGCAGAACGGCAGAAGGTGCTTGTCGTATTTCGCAATGAGGGGTTTGAAGCGCCTTCAAAAGCAGTTCGAAAGAACCTTACGGGCCGGTATGCCAAGAAGCTGCAGGCGCTCTGGATTGCCGGTTACAATCTCGGTGTAGTGCGGGACCGTCGTGATGCGGCGCTGCTGGCCTTCGTCAAACGGCAGACCGGCGTCGATCACACCCGCTTCCTCCATTTCCCGGATGACGGTCGCGCCGCCGTCGAAGCCGTGAAGGGCTGGCTGAAGCGGGAGGCGGGCGTGATGTTCGGCAACACCAACGGCCATGACTGGCTGGAACGTGATGGCGCAAAGGTCGCCTGGGCGCAATGGAAGCTTCTGCATTCAGACGCTCGCCTGATGGCGCGCGATGGTTTCGACCAGGCGGTGATCGATCTGCTCAATCACTCGGTTCTCTATCTCAGCGCCGTTACCGACCGCGAATGGCAGGTGGTCATGAATGCGCTGGGCGAGAAGATCCGGGCAGGCAAGGCAGGTGGATCATGACGCACACGCATCAGGTCACCAACACTGCGGTCGTCCGGTTTCTGGAACTGGCTTATGGCCTCGATATTGAAACCATCCGCACCCGCATTGCCGTTCTGGCTGAGGCCGGCATTCGCGAAGGTGCGACCGGCATCATCACTGAAGGCGTGAAGCTGATCGTTCTCGATGGGAAGGTGGTGAATGTCGTTCACCGCCGCACGCCTTCCTGCCACCGCACCTCCGGACCACCGGAGGCGTAACGTTCATGAGCAGCCTTCCGGGTCTTCTGGGTGACATTGCTGATATTGCCGGTGCCGAAGTTGCTTTTCTGATTGCGGAAAGCCACGGCGGCACCCGCGTTTCCATCCCGCCGCGGGCGCTGCCGGATCACTGGCTGACGGAACTGGTAGGCTTTGAAACGTCCGATATGATTTGCCGCGAGCTTGCAACGCTGGACGCCGAAGGAAGATTGAAGGGTGTTCAGGCGGAAGTTCTGCCGAAGGGACCGGCAGCACTTCTCAAATCCGCCCGTCGCCGTGCGCAGATCGCGCTCGACCAGGGCAAGAGCGTGCGGGAAGCGGCCCGCATCTCCGGCTTGCACGAGCGCACGATTTGGCGCATGAAAGCAGATGACGGCGCTCAAGGCAGCCTGTTCTAGCGAGACGCTGACACCTGTCAGCCGCTGAATTCTTCCCCCGATTGCATAGTCGCTCCGACCAGCCACAACGGCAAATCGGAGCTTTTTCATGCGCCCTGTCAACGAAATCATTGTCCATTGCACCGCCACACCGGAAGGGCGACCCGTCACCATTGCCGACATCGATCGCTGGCACCGCCAGCGCGGCTGGTCCGGCATCGGCTATCATCGGGTGATCGGCCTTAACGGTGAACGCTGACAGGGCAGGGCGCTGGAAAAGATCGGTGCCCATTGCGAAGGCCACAACAGCGGAACGATCGGTGTCGCTTATGTCGGCGGTCTTTCTGCCGACGGCCGCGATGCGAAAGACACACGCACGCCTGCTCAACGGGAGGCTCTGCTTGCCGAACTGATCGACCTTCGCGATCGCTTCAATATCCTGAAGGTTTCCGGGCACCGCGAATATGCCAACAAGGCCTGCCCGAGCTTCAACGCTTCCGCTGAATACGACCATTTGTTCGAAGGGCGGGCCAAGGATTTCTATCCGGTCACTGATCGCATTCTGATGCGCGGCCGCACCGGTGCCGATGTTGCCACCTGGCGAGACCGGCTGATCGTTTGGCGCAATCTGAGGGGCGGTGTGGATGCCATCGTACCCGGCAATATCTTCGACCATGACGTGGAGATGGAAACTATCGCCTTCCAGAAGGCGCGTGGCATTGTCGCCGATGGCAAGGTCGGGCCGCAGACGCTGGACGAGATGGACCGGACACTGCTCGGCCTCAAGCCGTTTCAGGCGCTGGGCTGATGCCGATGCAAAAGCCATCCTACCGCACCAGCCGCCTGCAACTCTGGTGGACCTTCTTTCTTGCATGGGCCGTCATCATTCTCGTCGTGCTGAAGGCCGTCACCGGCTCAAGCCAGGCGGTTGAACTGGCACCGACCATCGTTCCCGCGATGATCTTTCTGATTGCTGCCATGCTCGGCATTCATCGCGGCTTTGGCTCGCTTGATTTTCGGGCAGCCCGCGAAGGCGGTTCGTCCGAGGAGCAATCCCGATGATGGCGTGGTTCTCAAAGGCTTTCACGCCGTTGATCGTTTTCGGCTTGATGATCGTTGCGGCGCTACTGCTTGGCTGGCTCTCGCTGCGCACGGTTCAAGCCATGGTCGACAAGGCCAGCACCACCGCCATTGCCGAGCGAAACGCGCATTGGACGGGCGAGTTCGCCAAGTCCGAAGCCGCGACCCAGACGCGGATTGCCGAACAACTCAAAGAGACCATGGCGGCCGAGGCTGCTGCCCGGTCCCGGAGCGCCGCCTATGCGGCACAGCTTGCCGATATGGAGGCCGAGAATGCGGCTTTGCCCGATGGTGGCGCTTGTGGCCTTGGCCGCGATCGCGTCCGCCTGCTCAACAAACCCTAAGCCGGAGCCGGTCATGCGCACGGTGTTCCTGAAGCCGGAACTTCCAGCCGAGGCGAAGATCAGATGTCCGGCTCCGGTTACGCTTCCCGATCGGAATCTGGCGGAGCAGGAAGCGGCCTCTCTGTGGGGTCGTGATCGTGCCGCACTGCGCATTTGCGAGGCCCGCCGTGCGGCAGCTGTTGGAGGCCATCATGTACAGTGATTTCGACCGGGAAGTCGGAGAGATGCGTGTCGAGCAGGAGCGGCAAGCCCGGATCGATGCCGCCCGCCGTGCGCTCAAACAGGAAGGGCGGGCGGAATGCGAATGCGGCGCGACGATCTCGCTCGCACGTCGGCGTGCCTGCCCATCCGCCACCCGTTGCCTGGAATGTCAGGAGATCGCCGAGAAGGAAGCTATGAGCCGATGACTTTTGATCTTGCCGTGATCGGTGGCCTTGTTGCGCTTGCCGTCTCCATCTTCAACCTCGTTGCCCATGTACGGACCATGATGTCCCAGGGCGAAAAGAAGCTCGATGAGCGCGTGACCAAGGTGGAAGCGAAGCTCGTTGAACATGATCGCCGCGTCCAGTCGGTGGAAAGCGAGATCAAGCATCTGCCGGATCGTGACATGGCGCATCGGCTGGAGATTGCCGTCGAAAAGATGAGCGGCCGCCTCGATACCATGGCCGAAACGCTGAAGCCGATCCGCGCTACGACCGAGCGCATGAATGAACTATTGATGGATCAGGGCAAGCACAAATGAGCGAACTTGCAACCGACTTTCACCGGATCATGCGCGAGGAAGCACGCCTCACCATCCTGAAAGCCTTGGGCGAACAGGTGAATGAAAGCCTGAACTCGTCCATACTTCAGCAGGTGCTGGCAACGTTTGCCATCACCATGGAACGGGCATGGGTTCATCAGCAGATCGACTATCTGGAAACCATGGGAGCCGTGACGGTGGTTCCGGCCGGATCGGTGAAGATCGCCACGCTGACCGAGACTGGCCGTCGCCATCTGGATCGCCATTGCCACATCGAGGGCGTCAAGCGTCCATCGCGTCCGGGGAGTTGATCCATGGGCCGTGGACGTCTCAACCACATCGAGCTTCTGCCAGAAGAATGCGGGCCGGTCGTTGCCTGGGCCGCGGACGCGCTTCAGGATCGCGACCGCACACAAACGGAAATCTATGCCGAGTTTGTTGCCAGACTTGAGGCGATAGAGCGCGAACATCGCGGCGAGCTGGAGATCAAGATCCCCAGCTTCTCGGCTTTCAATCGCTATTCGATCAAGCTCGCCAACATGACGCGGCGGCTGGATGAGACGCGGGAAATTGCCACCGCCATCGCAGGCAAGTTCGATCCGCAGGCTTCCGACAATCTGACGCTGATCGCGGCTGAAGCCATCAAGTCGCTCGTCTTCGAACTGCTGACCAATTCGGGCGAGGCGGGTCTTGATCCGAAGGGTGCGATGGCGCTCGCTGCCGCGCTCCACAAGGCAACGCAGGCGCAAACCGTATCCAGCGACCGGCGCAAGAAGATCGAGACGGATTTCAAGCAGCAGGCGGAAGCTGCCGTTTCCAAGGTTGCCAAGGCCAAGGGGCTTTCGGCTGAAACCACGCAGGACATCTT